GAATCGCGAGTCGCCATTTGGTAGTATTCGTTGAAGGTGGTGTTTATGAAAGTGGTAGCGCGCCATCCAGACCATAGCCCACGCACCAGTCTAGCATACCCATGCTTATTACCTCCGGGTATTGCACCAACACTCTTTCCACGGGCAGCTACATCATCCATAGCACCGGCTGCCCATCTGCAGGCAGCTGCCACAAACTGCCTATAATGCCCGCGGGTCCAGGCTTTCCCCAAGACGTTTGTCACATTGGGGTCAACTGCTTTGGCCATCATTAGCCATTGCTGTTTCATACGCCTGAACTTGTGGAGTATGTTGTGGTCTGCAAAATCACTAGCTACACCCGTTAGCCCACCGGCAGCAACTGCCAATCGTTTAGTGAGTAGTGCTAACTCTTCCATGTTCTTAGACATTAAAGTTATGTGCTCGTTGTCTCGATACACACGGTTCTCACCACCCAAGAGCGCAATGGATTCCATCAACCAGTGAAAGACTGGTCCTGGCAGTAGCAGCCTCTGCTTGCCAGCTTCATATTTGTCGACACCAGTCCCACGAATCTGGGGTTTCATTTTGAATAGGTCCAACACAAACTCCTGAGTCAATACATCATTGAGCCAAGCAACCTTGGTTCCTCCCATTTGATGTTCCTCACCATCTTCAGTTCGTATTGTGCTCATACGCTTTGACGACACTGCACCTGAGGTGCCGTACATCGTCAGGTTAGCTATGAAGTCTTCGACTGTCCAATCAGACCTACCACTCACACCTTTCGCGTATGCAGTGGCAACGTCTATCATTCCTGACCTCGCTACTTCATCAAACCGCTCACGCGTCCATGCAACACCGTCAAACGCATATTGTGCTCTGCCCTCAACGGTGCGCTTCTCAATATCACTGGTGCTTGAAAGTTCTTGGAAACTGAATCTACCTGCTAAGTTCTGTAAATACATTAGCGAGTGATAGTTCACATCACGGTCAAGCTTCATTGCTGGACACCTACCTATGCCAGCACGGCGTAGCACTTCACTTATTTCCTTCACCACTGACACATAATATTCAATCCCACTTTGATGGAAACCACGTGCGACAATACAGTCAATCACGTGAGCATTGTCCTCACTAGCGGTGCTAGCCATCACTAAGTTGCTGAACATTTGTGCGCCAATGCCCCAGGTAGTCATCAGCTTCCGCATTGTTTCAACACTGCACCTATGGCACCCATCTCTCCGTGCAGCATGCCAGCATGCTACAGCCAAATCAGGAGGCATTTTAACACGCATTCCCAACTCAGTAGTAGCATTGGGCAGTAGGGCACGTAAAAATCTACGATTGCCCTTAGTCAGAACAACTTTACCTTTCCCTGACAGTATGGTATTAAGCTTAGCTCGCACAGCTTTTTCACCAGATGCTCTGATTTCAACAGCCATCTTTTGCATGTGTGGCAGGCCCCTGTATTTTTCACAGCCACTTATTTCACCGTTATACACTACTTTACACACACCATCAACAAAGTTAGTGGCTTTGGGCCTATCGGCAGTTATTGCACGCAACTTCTTCCAAATAAACCTGTGACCAATTTTAACTCCTTCATTATACACCCAATCAGGCCTGATGCCCTCAAAACATAAATCATACCATTTAGACAAATTAGTATAAGACATAACACCATCACTGTAACAATCTAACAAATATTTATACATATTACGCGTCATATGCACGCGCATTGGTTTGTGCACCCAATCGCTGTAGCTCACTGTTCGCCCACGCACAACACTCACGGCCAAGTCAAATTTGACAACAGGCCGACCGAGTGCATCTACAGCCCCAGTACGCCGCCTTAAAAATCCGTAAC